GCTATCTAGAATCTTTACAAGTTCCGCAATGCTGCAATCAATCTCAAGCGTGCTAGTATGACGCTCAAACTCTCCTACCATGACTTGGCTAGGCTTGCAACCAAAGTTAGCTGCAACCTCTCTCTTGAGGTCAACGGCATTGCGAGTCGTAGTGCCGGTGATAAGCGTGCTCTCAAAGCTGTTCGTGTTTTCGCTGAGATACATCACGGGCACGTCATACGTAGTAGCCGAAACCTTGCAACCAAAAATCCTCTTCATGGCAAATCTCCTAACATCGTTGTGGAACGGCCTGTCCGTTCCTCACTACATTACAAGTCTAACGCTTATCCTCGTTCTTTTCAAGCACCTTACGCTTCTTCTTGAGAAAAGCTAGGGCAAGCGAGCACGCAACGTAGACCGCTTCTACAACAAGCAAAGCAATCGCATACGAGACAACGCTCACATTACCTCACCGTCCTAACGACTTTATGCACGTTGTACTCTGTGACGTCTCGCCCTAGCACCATCAGCGCTCTTCCATCGTCGCTATATGCCACGAACGGAACTTCACTAGCGTGATGATGGTAATGCCGCGTTCCGTACCTGTTGAGCGTCACATCGTTGTGTACATAGCGCGGCACTACCAGCGTTCCATCGTCCATGTAAAACGGTGAGCTTGCTAGGCCCTGCGAATGCAGGCGGTAGGCGTTTCTAAGCCCTTGCACGGTAAACTCAAATCCGCGCTCCTCTAGCCAACGATTAGCCTGCTTGCTTGTGGTACTGGAAGGTCTGCAGTTCTCATAGTCCCAAACGTAGGGACTAACGAAAACGTAGGCGTGCTCTGTCTTGTTGTTGTACGTTGCGCCTACAATGGCCGTATAGTATGAATAGAACCAGCTCACATCTGAGTATTCTAGCGTGGCCGCGTTCATGTAATGGAAGCGCTCCATACCAGCCGATTTGTAGGCGCTTAGAAGCTCTTTTTGCTCTTCTCTTGTGAGGTAGTCTCCATACGCCCTGTCGGATACGCACATCCTGAGCGGTGCGCCCCAAGCGTTTACTTTTTCCATGTCTCTCTTCTCTTCTAGATAAGGCGTCGCACATGCTCACATGTGCGACGCCTACGGACTACTATCAACGAACCACAATCAGGGTTTTCGTTATTTTGTCCGGCTCGTAAGCCAACTTTTTGACCACAGTTGGCGTGCCGTAGTCCACCACGGCGTTGAGCCTAGCGAAAAAGTTCACGTAGTCTACCATGGTGCTTGACAGTATGTCAAGCTCTGCTGTGGTATCCTCACCGCATAGGCAGTCGTACTCAATCGGTCGCGTTTCCGTGGTTATCTCATGATTCACCTGCGCGGTAAAAGTCTCTAGTTGCATCGTTACGATTTTAATGTCGTTGTCAATATACACGGCTCGTCCTTAGTCTAGTTTCTTCTCTGCCTATTCGGTTCTCAATGTGCGTTAGCGGAAAAGCGCTCGTCCGCGTGGCCTATGGTGTGAACACTGTCACTATGCGCACCATAGGCCGCGCGTGGCTGGGCTTTGGCCTCAACTGGTATCCATCGTGACCCCCTAGGACGGGCGGGGACGTCTTCCCCGCACATCTAGAATGATACCCTAGAACAGCGTTATCTTACAACGGAAATTGAAAAAAATTTGTTGTCAAATGGAATTGAACAAGTGTATAAATTTTAAAATTTATCTTGCTATCCTGGCGCCAAAGTGCTAGAATAGAAATTTTATACATAAAATTCCCTTACCGTATTAGCGCGCGTGTGTCAGTCGCAGGAAGCTGTGCCTACCCCTAGCTTCTCCGAACCATTTTATGACGCGACCAAGATATAAAATTAGAGGGGCACCCCACGGATGGGGTACCCCTTTGGAAAACACGATTTCGTTTCGAGGTCCCGAGATTAGGCTACGTCCTTGCGGCATAGAAGGCTATGCCCTCATACGTCCACCCAAGGCTCTGCAACTTGACAGCCTCGTCATGGCTTGCCGTGAGCATGTGCTGGCCGTCGTTGGGATTGCACAGGCGATAGACGGCGTTCTCCTCGGTCGGAATGTCTGCCACCTGAGTTTCCTCCTTTGGTTCCTCGTTGTCGCCTAGCGCGTACTTGTGCCAAGCATCCGCGTCACCATAGAACACGTCTCCGTCCACGCTGTAGCCGTTGTAGGAAAGGTAGTCGGTGAACTGCCACATTGCAAGCGTCCAGCCAGCATGTGGATAGGGACACGTCGCGTCGCTGGGCCATCCTGTCCGGCGCGACGGGTAGCCTGCCAGCCACAGTCCGCACTTGTCCTTTACCCAGCTGTTCTTGAAGTAGCCACGGTTGTTGATGAAGTCTGAGTTGCAGTACACCAGCGGCCAGACACCGCTCAGCTCGTGGATTCGCCAGACGAACGACTCCGCGTCTGCCGTGGATAGCCGCGTGTCCTCGAAGTCGAGGATTGGCACACCGTGCGTGAAGTAGTTGCGCGTGTTCCGGTAGAAGAACTCGGCTTCCGCCACGCCGCCGTTGTTGCACATGAAGTGGTAGAATCCCCATGGCTTTCCGCTGTCTATGCACCACTGCACCCACTGGTCGCAGTACCTGTCCACGAACGAGGTGCCTTCGGTGGCCTTCATGACGTAGAGGTCGGCGGCACTGGTGGACAGCTGTAGGCCCTTCTGGTGGTTGCTTATGTCTATTCCGTAGAGCATATAGTCATCCCCTTTCTTCTCGACTTATGAATGTGCTCGTGTCATAGTTGCCTTACTTATTGGTATCATTTACTTGCAATCGGAATAATGCTTTCTAGCACGTTCTTGATATATGGGACATAGAACAACTCATAACCTTCCTTGGTAGGATGAATACCACCCTTGTTAACAGCATCGTCATCGGGAATGAAATAACCTGCTTGTTTCTTATTGAAACCGTTCAGACTGCTGTTTGCGAACATGTCGATAACACGGACGGAATACTTTTCGCAAGCCTTATAAATGACTTCAACGTAATCCGCGAACGTATGCCCAACATCGTTTTTAGAATATGCGGTGGTTTTGCATTTGTGAGTTATCACATACACGATTTGCGCGTTAGGCCACTTGTCTATGCACTGTTGCAGCGTATGCTCCAACGCAGAGGCGAACACGGTATCGTCAAACGTGTCGGAATATGTAGCAAGGTCAATCGTTCCAAGCGGAGTGTTACCCCAATAATCGTTTATTCCGCCTGAAATGCTCACAATATCCGCAGCAGATTGCATATTCGCTATGGATTCGCAGATATGCATATTGTCCTTACCGGGTTTAGCCGAAATCGTCGCACCTCCAACCGCGTAATTCTTATAAACATTGCCAGTCAAATCAGATATAAGCTTAGGATATGCGCCGCCGTTCGCGATATTCGCGTATTGGGACTCTTTGGAGAAATCCCTAGATTCTGTGATGGAATCCCCAGTATACAGAACAGTCTTGTTTCTCAACGGGCTATCCGTTTTGCCGGAGATATATCTCTTAAGCTCAAATTTGTATTGATTATCTTTTTTGCCAGAAAAGCACACGAAACCGCAGCAAGGCATCCTTACATAGGCATCGGTACTCACACCTTCGCCAGAAGTTCCCAGCCGATTGTAATTCATATCGAAGATGGAATAACTCGTCACTGCATAAGCAGCATTGCTTTTTATGTGCATCCACTCGCCAGCTCTGATATAGTACACTCGCGCGAAATGGGAATTGGCGCTTGAACAGTATCCGTTTTTGTCGATATATTCATCATCGCCAGAGTACACTAGATTCTCATCAAGCATATCCACATAAGTTCCAGTGGAATAATCCACTTGGTTCACAATCGCCAGCTCGGAGTTTTTCCAAATATACGCGATAGCCCTGTTTTGCAAAAGCATAGTACTAGCACTACGCGACCACACCCTAGTTGCGTTCTTCGGCGCTTGTACTACTAGTTGATGGTTTGCAGCTTTTTGGAAGTTGTTGGCATACAGCAGTACATTGTTGTCGTTGTCCGTGAAGATAAGCTCGGGGTTCTGTTTATTGTAATCACCCCACCCTATTTCATACGTTGATTTGACCCCCACAATATCGCCACCGGAGATGGGGAAATACAGCGCGCATTTCCCCGAGAAGGTTAATCTGGAATTCTGCACTTTGCCATTAACGATTTCAGGTATCACGTCATTGGTTTTCACTATATCGGATTCATCAGCATATTTGATGGTAGGAACGGCATAAACGTTGTTAGCGAACAAGCTATTGAGGTTTTGGAACGAGACTCCACCGTTCTCGATGTTTTGAGTTCCCACCGAATAATCACCGACAACTGGAGTGCTTCCGCCTGTCAGCGCGTTTTTGACTTCATTGGTAAGCATGTTCATCGTAATGGAAGCAGCTTGATTTTGAGTTATTTTATCATTCGTCTTGGAATCGACATAAAGCTTAACCGCAGAGCTAGTAGGTACATCAGCGCTGTCTTGCTGCACAGTTCCAGTAGTATCTTCATATGCCGCCGTGCCGAACACTGTGGTCGTGTTTTTATTAATATCATTATTCAAGTCGTTAATGCGATTATATACACCACCGCTAGTAACGCCCTTATTGCTGTTTACAGTAGGAGTAGTGTCAAACGGCACATAAGTGCCGAATGAAGCATTCAAATCATCTTTATATTTCTTAATCTCTGAATCGGTGTCATCTTTATATGTAGCAACTTCTTTCCTACATGCTTCGACTGAAGCATTCAAATCATCTTTATATTTCTTAATCTCTGAATCGGTGTCTTCTTTATATGTAGCAACTTCTTTCCTATATGCTTCGACCTGACCATTGTAGTTGCCAGTAAGTGCCCAGAACTTTTCATTCGTAATATCTATGCCAACAGGAACATACTGTCTGGACGTGTATGAATTGCCTTCATGCAATACGATTGTGAGCGGCTCATACTGTTTCGTAGAATCCCATTCCGCTGGGTCTGCGAAAAGCGGTACATACCGTGCTCCGATATACTGAGTTGTTGCCATCAGAATTACCTCCCAGTAATAGCAGTCTTATTGTAAACACGTCAAGCGTTGCTAGTTTGCCGTGATGGTCCAGCTCTCGTCCACGCCGAGGATGCCCGATGCCGTGGATTTGTACCCCTTGGCGTAGAGCGTGATGGCCTGCGTCTGGAGGTTGCCGTAGAAGCTAATCGGCGCTACCTCCAGCGTGGTGCCGCTAATCCAACAGAGGCGGTATGAGCTGTCTCCGTATCTGTAGTCCTCTGCCATCTGTGTTGGCGTGAGCGTGCTGTGCTGAATGTTGAGTGCCGTAAGCGCTAGGCCGGTCTGTGAGTTGGCAGCGACTAGGGAAGTGTCGTGCATTTTGCGCACGGCTTCGCCGTCAATCTTGTCCCACGTCACCGCACCGTCTGCCAGCTTATCCGTGGTCACCGCATCGAACGCAAGCTGCTTCGTGGTCACCGCTAGGTCCGCCAGCTTCTTCGTGGTCACGTTGCCGTCTGCCAGCTTCTCCGTGGTCACCGCTCTGTTCGCCAGCTTCTCCGCAGTTACTGCATTGGCAGCAAGCTTAGGCGTCGTGATTGCCAAATCACCGATATCTGCGGTCTGCAATGGGAATGATGCAAGCATTGCATTAACCGTATCCACAGCGCTGATTTCACCTTCGCGCATTGGCTGCGCTTTTGATATCTGCTTCAAATCCACTATAGCCATCAGATATTCTCACCATCCTTTTTCAAGCGTGATTGGTGTATGCTGCTCGTTGCCATGTGGTGCCGCTGCATTCTTGTCCAGATTCGTGAACAGGGTATCGAATGTAGAATCCGTGCGCTTTGTATTGCTGTCAACTTTGAGCGAGAGCGCGTTGTAGTTGTCCACGGTCGTTAGCCTTGTGTTGTCGATAACGCCTGTTCCGTCCGCGTCGAAGCGAAGGATGAGCCTTCCATAATCGTATGCACCATAGTTGGCTCCAGTATCGAATGTAATATCTGACCACGAATCTGGCACATATGCGCAGAACATTCCATCATCAGTCAGTCCGAAGAAAACCTGCTTTGCCAGATGCTCATAGATTGCCTTATGATTCTCGTCAATCCACTTTTGCAGGAGCTGCTCGTAGTAGTCTGCAAATCCGCTCTCTTTGAACTGCTCGAACTCCTGTTGAAGCTCTTCGACGTCATCATGTGTTATATTCAGTTGTACACCGAGAGAGTCAGCATAGTTGATTATTTTGTCAATCTCAAAGCAGATATGCTTGATTCTCTGCTCCGCGCTGTACACGTCCCAGTAGAACTGTGGAAGTGTAGGCGTATACTGAGTGAACGCGGAGTATGGTGGCATGAACATCGTCATTTGTCATCACCCACAATCTTCCTGAAATAGCCGTATAGCTGGGTACCTGAGAACTCCGGCCACGACTTGCCCACGTTCTCGATTACGGATGCCAGTTCCATCACGACTATGTACCCACACACGACCTCCGTGGATGGCACGCTGATGTTCATGCCAGACACGTGAGCAAGTCCTGCACCCAGAATGTAGCTGATGGCAATGAACACAAGTTCCAGACACTTGTGTCCGATGCCCTCGCGCATCTTGGTAGACGATACGTCATGCCTGATGCAGGCACCCAAGAAACCAGCCAGAATGTCGAATACCATCATAAAGCATGCGAGAACCACTGCCCACTGCTGTGAGTCCGTCATTTCCGGCCAGTTGATAGATAGCATGTGTTCCATTTAATCACCTCCCTTAGAATGCGTTGATGTTAACGGTCATAAGGCTTGAGAACATGGTGCGCATGTCCTCTATAATCATGAGGTCAACGTCGTTGTAGTCATTTAGCCGCTTTGCTATGTCCAAGACGTCAGCCTGCCTTATGCGCTGTGACTCCATGTCGTTACCGCTTGACGCATAGTCTCCATTGGAGCCGCTAAGCTGCGTCTGCGGAAAGTCGGAGTAAACGTTTCGAGACTTGTAGTAGTCGCTTGAGCCACCGAAAAGCTCTGGCTGCTCGTTCAGTAGCTTGTACAGAGGAACGTACTTGGGCATAATCTCGTTCATCTTGCGAATGAACTCATGCTTCCACAAGCCTGGTGGGACGAGAGAAATCTCCCTGTACAGATAATGGTCTACAATCTTCTTTCTCAGCCTGGAATCCTGCTCGTCGCTGTACTTGGGCCACTCCCAGCCTGTCAACGTCTCGTCACAGAATTCCGCATCGATAAGCTCGCACAGCTGTATGGTTACCACCGAATGGAAGTCCGGCAAATCGCATGCGCCGTTATAGTCAATCGTGTTCATGTCTAGCTCATCGCCTTCAGCTGCGAAGCAACATTGTGATACATGTTCCAGTTCTCGCTCTCGTTGTCCTGTCTCCACACGACTTTGATTGGCTCGTCGAGATACTGACCGAACATCATGTTGAGCCTGTCGGCTGCCTTCCTGCGCTCAAGAAGGCTACTCATGTATACAAGCTGCGTTGGTGACTGCTGTGCCCTGATTTCGTCCTCTGTCTGGCGTTCCTGCTTGAACGTCGCGTTCTCGATGCCAAGCATTGCGTACACCCTGTTCCAGACGTTGGCCTCGTCCTGTGCTAGGTCCTCGCCTATGTACTTTACGCCCGTGGACAGCGCGTTGTACTGCATTGAGTTGAAGTCATCGTATGCAAGTATCGCAGGCTCCCCACCAGCCACCTGCTTGAACAGGTTTGCCATGTCCTGTCTCTTCTCCTGCGGCCCTGTGAGGATGAATGGAATCTGTTGGTGCATGCGATTCATGCGCTTGGTTATGCGCACGTGCGTCAGCTCGTTCGCATATAGCATGATTCCGTTCATGAGAGGATAGCGTGAAACGTTGTCATACACTATGACACCATTCTTGGCGTTGCACTGAAAGCTCGTACCATCAGAGCCAAGTGCTCCCCATGACTGCGGATACTCGTACATGTTCGGTCTGCCGTTGCCGTTGCATTGCAGTGACAGGAACATTCCTCGCATCTTCGGGGGGAACGCAATAGTTGCCATTCCGTTGTGAATGAGGTTCCATTCCAGATAGCGCTCGTCGCACGTCTTGGGTAGGTTAATCCAGCGGAAGCGTCCCATTGCCATCTTGGTGATAATGTCTATGTAGTAGTTATACAGACGATTGTTGTATGATGCGCTCTGGAAATACTGATAGTTTTCGTTGTAACCATATGCGCTCTTCTTGGTACGCTGCTTTCCGCCACGTCTACTTCCCATTTTCCATACTCCCATCATTTGACACAAGAGTGACGGGCCTGTTCAGCAACGATTCTAGCACCTTCTGCGAATTGGTGCAAGACTCCTGCGACTGCTGCACTAGCGCTTCTGACGCTTGCATCATGACTGCGATTTTTGCGTCAGTCATTCCGTTCGCCCTTGCAATCCTTTCTTTGAAGCCGATTACCTTGGAAATCTCGCTGTCTGTCATTCCCTGGTAGCTGCGCAATGACAGAAGGGTTGACAGTGGCCTGTCCTCCGTCATTGCAAGAGCGTCACCTGTGGTTTGAACTGTCGTTTCCTGCGTGCTGCCGCTACTGGTTGTCATAGATGCTCACCCTTCCAATCTCGTCCGGGTTACCCCAGACCGTCACGCCGCTTGTGAGTATGTCAGAAATCTGCCTGTTCACGTAGTTCCCGGTGTTGCCGGTGTCACGCACCCAGACGTCGCTCGCCTTCCAATAGGTGAAGTGCTTCATGAGCTTGAAACCGGTGTCCCTCACGTTCCACACCTGATTGAGCGTGTACCCGTACCTTGCGAATGCGTCTCCTGCCATCGCTATTGACGCCGCGCCCTGTGTCTTGACCTTTATCTGCATGCCGCGTGTGCCATATGCGTCCGGTGCCATGTCCCCGCTGTAGTCGGTCAGCCTTGTTGGCCTTCCCATCGCGGCATCCATGAGCGCTGCCTTTGAGCCGTTCTGTGCGTTCTCAAGTGTCTCCTTTGAGTTTAGCACAGAGACTTCTCTCGTGTATCCGCTGTTCGCGTTGCTCGTCGCTGTTGTCCTGTCTGCGTTGGCGTCTCCCGTTGACCTCGTGCGTGCGGCATTCGCGTTGCCTGTAGCGGCGTTGTTCTCGGTGTTCCTCTTGTACGTCGCTATGCTGTTGTTCGTCTGCGAGCTGGTGCAGTTGTTCGTGTTCGTGGTCTGGTCTTTGGAGCAGTTACCGCTCTCTACAGTAGTTATCTGTGATGCGTTGGCATTGTTATTGAAGATTGCCGTGTTGCTGCTCTCCGTGATTGCCGCAATCTGTTCGTTCGCGTTGACCGTGGTCTGGGCGTTCATGTTGGCGCCAATCCAGTTGGCTACGCCAGTGGCGATGCCAGCGCCAAGACCAGCGAGCGCGCCTGGGCCTCCTGCCACCATGGCACCTGTCACAGCTCCCGAGCCTGCGCTTCCGATTATGCCGGAGATTCCGCTGTTGAATGCCGCGGACGAGGTTGCCTGGTTCTCGGTGCTTGTGGACTGCGCTGTCACATTGTTCGCGTTGAGCGTTGCCGTGTACGACTGGTTTATCGTAGTGGTGTTGTTGTTTATTGCCGCAGTGACTCCACGCGCAGTGTTGGCCGTGGCGCAGGCGATTGCTAGGTCTGCGTTCGCCCTAGTCGTGGCGTTCGTGTTCTCCATGTTCGATACCATGGTGGACATGCTCGCGTTTACGTTTCCCTCCTGCGTGGAGTTAGACGACTTGGCGTTGGCGTTGCCCGTGTTGGACGAATCTATCGCGTTCTGCATTGCCGTGTTGGCGCTGCGCACAGAGTTGTGGTACCCGACGAGCGCAGACCTCCGTGCGTTAGACATTGCCCTGTTGTAGCTTCCAAGCAGGTACTCAGTCCTTGCGTCCATGTATATCGCGTATGTAGGTATCCCCATGTCGAAGCAGTATTCAAACCAGTCGGCGTTTGGCATGTCCTTAGTAACTGCGCTGCCGTCAAGCCTATGCACGGTGTACGAGCTGTGCCCGCTTCCCCTGACACCATCGAGGAACGACCTAACGTTGACATAGGGGAATGCGAGACTTGCCGCTGTCCTGAGAGTGAGGCCGTCGGTTTCCTCTATCCTTATGTCATATGTCTCGCCTGAGTTGTCGGTCACTTGCAGGTAGCTGTATGGGTACGTGTACAGCTTGGCGTATTCCGAATACTCTCGTGGAAATCCGAAGTCGGACTTGGACAGTGAAACGTCTTGCATGTATGGCTGTGCCGCGCGCACCTCCCAGATTGTGTGCCCAGCCACACCATGCGCCGTTCCAAGCGTTATAAGCTCTCCTGTGATTACGAAACAGCCGACGATTCCCTGAATGAAGCCTGGAACGGTGCTTATGCAATCATCTAGAAAGCCGGAGTCGCTTGTCCTGAATGCGTACATCGTGACGTTGTTGCACACCAGTCCGCTTCTGTCGCTTGCGTTTCCAGAGGAGCATGCCACGCCACTCATGTCCCTGCCGTCACCGAAGCCGAAGCCATTCACCACAAGCTGATACCCGTATCTGGCTCCAGAGTCAGAGTACGTCGGATTCGAGAATGTCGCGTCTTTCGTGTTGGACACGGTTCCGCACGATGATATGCTGCTGGGTGGAATGGTGCTTGCGATGCACACGAACTTCTCGCCGTTCATGACTGGCATGAACCTGGACTTTGCGTTCCTGTATGTGGTATCCAGATTTACGTCTGGGGCAAGAAGGTATTTGCAGTTCTCGGCTGGAGCGCTTAGGTATTGCTCTGGCGTTACCATCGTTACGGGTGCATGACCTCGCTCAAGCATCAGATACTCAATGTCAACGCTGTTAGCAAAGCAAGTCCATACATCAATAGTAACAGAAACCGCCGTAGAGTTAGGACTAAGATAAGAAATGCCATCGACAAAGAAATACCAACGCCTATTTCCGTCATCCGTCTCATTGTCAATCATGGCTCCATTGCTGGTCGCAATTGGAAGGTCAATATACAGATAGTTATACTTTGACGCAACGTCATACGGAAGCGGAATCTTAACCTGAGCGTCTGGTATGGCCCTGACGTTTGACATAAGTGTGACGTTAGCCTTGTTGTCAATTGAGTCGAACCATTCGTCACGCTTCTTGTCGCTGTCAAAGCTGACAACGTTTGAATACGAGCTGTCCCAAAGCACGTTCACCATGTGAAGCTCTGTTCCTGCAACCCATCTGGTGTAGTCGAACGTGTTCCTGAACGCATACACATCCACGTTTCCGATGTTTGGATATTGTGTATCGTCAAGCCTAGAGAATTTCATGTTCACCCCTTACACGATAAATATAGGGGCACCCCATAAGAGGTGCCCCAGATTCACATGCGTGGCTAGGCCACAGTGGCGGTGACGTTCTTGGTATACGTGGTGGTAGCACCAGACGGATTGACGTAAGTGCTCTTGCACGCAATGGTAATAACGTCTCCGGTCTTGAGGTTCTTGGAGACATGGAGGACACCGTACTCGTCAACTCGCGTGGACGGGGAGTTGACCGGAGTGGTGGTGCTGCCAGAGGCACGAGACACGGTTACATCATAGGTCGCGGCATTGGGCGCGACCTCGATGCCATCGGCTTCGGGCGTAAGCGTGCCCACGAGCTTGATTGTGATTTGCGCGGTGCCACCAGCGACAGGCTTGGCGTTGTCAATAGTAGCGTTCATGCCAGTGACAGCCTGCTTCACAGTGGTGACGGAAGTGGCCGCATCCGTGGTGAACATGATTGCAGGAACGAACGGCGAAACGCTGTACACGCCCCAGTGGTTAAGATAGTAGTTGGTGCCCAGCGACTTGGCGTTGTACTGGCTCGTGGTCTGGTACACGGTGTCTCGGCACTGGAAGAAGTCCTCGGTGGTGAGGACTGCAACACAGTTGGGAACCGGGAACTCGTCCACAAGGACAGTCCTGTACTTAATATCTGCCTTGTCGAGCTGGAACACGCCCGCGAGGGTATCCACGTCGATGCTTGCCTGAATCTCTGGCGTTACGAGCAGGACGAGCTCGTTAGGCTTGACGAACACGGGAACGTCTGTAATCATCTTGGAGTTGTAGATTGTGTTAGGGAACTGGAGCTTGCCAGCGAACGCACGAACGGCCTTCAAAAACTCCTTGCCTGTGGCCTCGTCAGTTGGAGCACCGCTGAGATGGTACTTGAAGAAGCCCCATGAGTTTTCATAGTAGCTAATGAGCTGAAGCATGATTCGGTACTCATCATACTCGTCACGGTTCATGGGCGTGCTTAGAAGCGCGGCGACAAGCTCGTTCAAGCCTGTCTCGTTCGTGAACGCGGTGCGAAGCTCAATGTCGTTGAGCGTGATTGGGTACTGGTCGCGCCTGTTCTGGGAGTGGTACCACGTGGCTACGTCTGGGCGGTGCATCTTGAACACGTCCTCAGCATCGTCCTCGTAGCTGTGCGCACGAATCCACTTGGGAACAATCTCCTGAATCGTAGAGCCGTACATGAGCTTGGACTTCTTGAAGATTCCGAGCGGGTTCTTGTACTGAGTCTGGTGGACGTAGGTCATGCCGATTCGCATGATTAGGGAGTCGGTGAACTGGTTGTAGTAGTTTCGATTCATCGGCTCGAAGAGCGCATCGATGGTGCTCTTGATGTTGCCCTGGGTCGGCTCTGGGACTCGCTGCTGGAAGTCGTTGGTTCCGTTGAGCCAGACGTCCCGAATGATTGTGGCGTTATTCTCTGCCATTTGGTGTCTCCTTGTGTCTAGATAGTGAGGTCGAATGCGTCAAGTCCCCTGTAGCCATCATCCTGATTGTCAGTGTCAGTGATGGTGTCGGACTTGTCAACGATTGGCCCTGTGCTGGTTACAAGAGTGCCGAGAATGTCCTTAAGCGAGACAATCTCTCCCTTAAGCGTGTCGATTTCGTCCATGATTTGCGTCATGTCCGATTGCGTCTGCTGCTGGTTCTGCGCAGGCTCCTGTGGCTGGCTCTGTGCAGGTTCCTGCTGTGGCTGCTGCGCAGGCTCCTGCTGCTGAGCAGGGTCTTGCTGCCCACCAGCAGAAACAGTTCCATTATTGTTTTTGTTTCCGTCCATGCTACCTCCTTGGTACATAACTTGTACAACAGATATAATGCAAAGCGGCCACGCAGGTACACCATGTGCCCTGCGTGGCCCAATTATAGCATGGACACGATTCCCGCGCTCGGCTGAAACGCCTTCCAAGTGCGCTCGACGTGCGCGCAACTCGATGCGTGGATTCCGCACTGTCGATACTCGCCTTGCAACGGGGTCGCACCCATTGGCTACATGCTATCACCTTATGCCGAAAAGTGCAAGTACTTCTAGGAAGCCACGCTTTACGTCTATTGTGTCATAGTATATGAGTCCTGCATAGTACATGCCATCTATTGACTTGAGAACCTCGCTGACCCTAGACGCAGCCATGTAGTTAACATCCATGTCATCCGTAGTCAAGTAATACACTGTCGATTCCATACCCCTAGGATACCAATCGCATATGTAGTATCTGCCGATGCTTAGGTCAACCCACACGCTATATATCTTGTGCTTGTATATTATTGCGAACTTGTACTTGGCATTCTTGGTCTTGCGCTCTACGTATGCCTCTGAAACGTCAGAAAACTTGTTGTATATGTTCTCGTTTCCGGCCGCAGTCCCGGCAAGCATCCTGCCTGCCACGGTTCCGCTGGCCTTTTGTCTCGAATAGTCGGCATCATTCACCATGTGCAGCAGGAACGTCTTGCTGTCGTACCATCTGTAGCCGTATCCTATGTCGCTTCCTACCTTGTAATGCGCGAAGTATGGATTTGCAAGGTCACATGCGTTACCCAGAAGGTACACTCTAGGCTTTATACAATCTGTGTCACTTCTCTCGCGCGATGTTGAGTCAACTATTGAAGACAGAATGACATATTCGTTTGGAAGGTACCTATGATACCTATCAGAGCGGTCCAATATGGCTTCATCGAATATTATGCGCTTTACGTTAACAAACGTGTGCTTTTTCACACGTTGAAACTCTGAAAGCGCCACGAAATAGCATATCTTTTTCCAATCTGGCTTCTCCTTTGAGTCTGGGTCAATGGCAGTAGAAATGTACCCATATCTATTGTCAGACTTGAACATATATCCAGAGAACTCGTCCAGTTCTGCCAGCTTCTCGAAATAATCGTCAGCTACGCCTGAAATCTCATTCTTGTATCTGCACACCTCTACGAATCTGTATCCTCGCTTTATGTAGTCTCTTATGCACTGAGCACGAATGCCAAACGTCTTGCCTATGCCACGAGGTCCAATGACGAACGTAACATCTGCGTCATAGCTAAGTGTCCTCTCCCAGTCATAGAATCTTGGCTTATTGGCTGTCATTCTAGTCACCATCTACAAAATCATCATCTGAGCAAGACTCGTCAACGCAATAATAGCAAGCCTCGTTTAACGCATCCAATGCGTTAATCATATCTCTCACATACGTATCTCGAACATCGTCATTGTCATATTCAAGATACTTCTTTCGATACTTGTAAGCATACGTAATAAAGCGCTTTGCCTTGGTAAGGTTCTGGAGAACGTAGTCAGTCTCATTAGTTGCCATAATACTTGTCATACTCCTTAGAATCGTATACCTCGCTAAGAAAATTAGCTTCTTCAAGTAAAGAGCCACTCATTCTTGTTAGCGACATTGACACATGCGTTGTTCCCATATCAGCATGTGCTCTGACATATGCGTCATGCAACGCATTGGATAGGTCGATGTATAGGTCTATTACGTCGTTGGCCCACTCTACCTCGTTTTGCTTGCCATCAGAAGCACTCATGGTATGCCTTCCTTCCATCGAATCCAACCCTTCTCATTGATATATCTATCGTGCGCCCATACCTCCTTTCCAAATACTCTACGCTGCTGGCATTTGTAATCTTGCTTGTATCTCCTAGCCATCTTCCGGCCGCATATAGCGCGTTACTCTCATGCGACCTCACGTGGCTCTTGTTTCCAAGATAATCAATTACATCTGAATCAAATATGTCAGTTACCTTTGGCGTATGCGCTTCCAAGGTATGAGATATTGAGTTATCAATTACAACATTGTATCCAATGCATTCGTTTACAACCTTGTAGAAGTCACCACATTCACGCATCCTGTCGTTTATGTAGTTCTCAATTGTGTACATTCCAATTGGCCTAGGAAGTCCTGCACAGGTAACGTGGGAATGCTCTCCATCCCAAGAAACCCTGCACTTGTTCCACAACTCAATGTGGTCCTTGTAATGCTCTCCACGATTCTCTATGTCAAAGCTACCTATTCCAGTCAAAGGTGATGCCATTTCTGGATAGAGCTTCCTAACCCTCTGCATCGTGTTCCATATCGCTATGCGCGAGCATTTCGCTATTGGCTTCATTGCCTGCTCTAGCTCGTCATCAGTTACATCGTCAGCACAAGCCACTTTCATTGAATCGGTGTCTCCGCCTGTAACCGATACCCTATCTCCAAGCTCCTCGTATAGAAGCTCCATTGCAAGAACCATGTGAAGTCTTGAACCACCGACTATCCTCATTCCATAGGTGTAGAGAACTCTGCACGACTTGGGTTGCCTTTCATTCCAATTCTCTGGCGTTGTTACAGTGTCCATGTCAACGACGAACTCTCCATTATCGCACTTGTATCCCGGCTTGTATATGTCTTGTGCCTGCGTTCCGTATATTCCGTTGAACATCCCCTTAACAGTGCTCGTATACCAACTTTCAAAGAACTGCGGCTCACATGTCCCATTCTTTAGCGATTCGGCTATTCCGTCTGGTATTCCAGCAAGATTGTAAGGATATGGCTTTCCCTTAATGTAATGCTTTGATATGAACTTTGCCGCGCTCTTCATGTCGAACAGCTTGTTGCTTTGCAGTGTAACGAAATCTGGTGGAATCCTGAATTTGCTGCTCCACTCTCCGAATACAATCTCATACGAATCCCATTCGTATACTCTAGACAAAGCCCAAAGCTCAAGTTCGTTCAAATGCAACGTGACTATATGTCCTCCATATACCTTTCCGAATGCCAAAACAGCTGAATCATATGAGTCATGCCATCCGTTTGCCCTTACTGCATTCTCCTGAGCCACGCTTCTTGGGTCCTCTCCAACATCGCTTCCAAGTGGTACCTCACGCTTGAACTTCGAGGTACTCTCCAATGCTATTCCCCATTTCTCGAAACACGAACCATGACGCAGTCTCAAGTTCACGAATCGCATTCTTGCGTGAATGGCATAGTTAAAAGGCTTGTCGTAGTTCTCAATTACATGCTCTCTGCTTGTGGTGAGTATGGAATGCACGACCAGCTCAAGTTCATCCTTGTTTCCAATCACAAAGTCAAGTGGTATCCTTCTGCCGTTTATGAACGTGTGGTGCATCGACGTCACATCAAGCGACGCGACGTTATGCGTGACCTGAGATGCCGTGGCCGCTGCCGTGAAAGTGAATCCACCCCTAAAACAGGCTTTCCGTAGTGCGTATATGTCATAACTCCTAGGTAGCTGTGCCATGCAAAGAGTCGAGAACGCCTTGTCAAGAGAAAGTCTCTTGCCATCCTGCTTGGCAACGAATATGTTTCCAATTTCCCTCCTTGCCATTTGCCTTACGATAGAGGTTTTTGTTAGAACCCTGTTTCCCAAATCATCCTGTTTCATCCATTCGTTTGCCCTTAGAAGATAGCTAAGATACGCTGGTATTACCTCAGTGTCACGACCGGCGTAGAAAAGCTCCTCCTCGGTCAATGGAGTTTCTTGGCTCCTTATGAGCGTGTAGTCCCAATCTCCGACTGCCTTCTCTAGACCACATGTCTCGCCCATTGCGGCAAGCCCTCTCATTTCCAAGTGGAATGTGTCCCAGAAGCGAAGTACCATGTTGTCTGTCTCTGGCTCATACAAGTCAACAGTATAAACGTTAGTGCTTGACTGCGCGTTAACTTGTATGTCATATCTCTTGTCAAGCTCTTCCATCAATGGTTTCAAATCGAACATCAAGTTATAGGCACATATGATTGGAACCTTTCCTACCACATATCCCCACTTCACATATTCGTCTATCCTGTCTTGCATCTCTGATTCAACCCTATAGAACCTTATAGTTCCGTCTCCCTGCTTATAGTTCACAAGTTCCACTCCACGTATGTCGTTATCAATGAACAGAACTGGAAATGCCCTAGCTGTGTCACCAGTTCCCATGTTTGTCGTCTCGGTGTCGTACACCGAAGCCAAAACGAATTTACGACGTTTCATGGATAGGAACCCCTACTACTGGAAAGAAGTTGGCCTTTCTACGTTAACACTAGAGGAAATGGTGTATTCGTCAGAGTTATCATGTGAATACAACCTATCCTGAGATTCAAGAACTTCCTCCTCACTGAACTCGTCTGGATGCGTTAACACGTACTCATCCTTTATGTCCTGCTTATGAGCCTTCATTACGCTCTCATAGGCTTCAAGAATTGTATCGTAGTTTCCATTGCGCAGAATGGCCTCGTACCTCTTTTCGTGGTCTGCATTAATCCAATAATGCTGCGTATATTTAAAAAATGCGTGTACATCATTTGCATTCAAGAATGATGATGCCAGACTTACCGATTCGCCTTCCTGCTTCTGCCTTATACGATTTCTCTCTCCGCGCAATGCTGCGTTAATCTCATTTGAGAACACCTTGTTTATCGTGTTTCTCTCTGACTTGGTTAGCTTTCTTGTCAACCTGGAATACATATCTATGTATTCGCTTGGCGAAAGAGTAATCTTGCCTACGTCAATTCGCGTCTCTTTGATTGCGGCAAGAGTCTGCTCGTAGTTCTTTCGTATGGTTGGCGATAGATTCCTGTTTTGCAGCTGCTTGCTCAGACGATTTACCTCAGTGTTGGCATTTTTGTATGTAGCTGCTCTCTTTTTCTGTATCTCACCAATTCGCGTGTTTGCTAGTGCCTCGTCAATTACTCCACTTTCCAATTGCTTGTTTATTCGATTAATCTGTCTGTCGTATTTGCGTCTTTGCAGACGCAGATTGTACGCTTGTGAACCTTTCTTAGAAGGCATGGTGTGCTCCAAACAGTAAATAAAATGGCACACGCTACAACAATGCAACGTGTGCCATTTATGTAGAATATCGTGCTAGGCACTAAGCGTCGTAGTCAACCTTAGTGGGCACAAGAGTCTTGAGCGTGTTACCGTTGTTCAAAGACTGCTCGATGCACTTAACATGAACACGGATAGCGTTCTTAATCTCTCCGTTCTCGTCAACAACATTCTTGAAATTATGCTTAAAAAGCGCGACAAGAGTCTTAACGGAACGCGCAACACCATCACTCTGAGTAAAGTAAACATCACCACCATCGGTAATCAGATACGTATTGGTGCAGGGAACGTTAGACACAGAGCGAATGCCAGAAGTGGTAATAACATCGGCAAGCACGAAATCCTCACCAACGTGATTCTTGAGTGGCGTAGCTCCGTTGAGCGCATTTGCGGCCTTAATCTTGCCATCAATGGTGTTAATGTCAACAGTGCAAATGTAGCCAGCAGGAATTTTGAAGTCAGAATCAGTAGTCTGAATCTCGTTGGTGTTAACAACCTCAATAGCGTTCTCGGACATGATACACAACCTTTCTGTTAGAGTTCGTTCTTAACTGTACAATCTTGGATGAACTTTTCAAGTGGCATTGAGATATACATCTGAGTAGATTTCATATCTCGAATAAGAATACCACTTGTGTGGTACTTCTCTCGCAACTTCTTAGTTGCTAAATCTGAACTCATCTTGCCATAGAGAGTTTCCTCCGAATCGATAAGCTCGTTATTAGGACCAGTTCTAGTGCATTGAATCGTGTTTACTGTAATAGTCCTTCCGATTGTTCCTCTTGACATGATTTCTGGCTACCCTCCTTTCGATTCCGTCAACAACAAGCGCAGCGAAGCACATGAAAAAGAAAAGTGCTACAATGTAGATTGATACAGAGTCATAGAACCATGCGTCATACATTTGAAAACACCTTTCGTCTGCGCTCCGTTCCCGCTTGCGTGAATACAATGGTACCTTTTCGTGAAAACGTTGTCAAGCGAGAAAGCGATGAAATTTTTCGTTGTAGAAAGTTGGTACAACGGAGTGAGACTTTTCGGTCACGCTTATTTTA